TTTTTTAAGATCTATATTTTGTATAAAAAATATATAAAATATATAAAAAAATAAATTTTATTTATCTTTAATATCATTAATAAATTAAAAAAAGTAACATAATAAATATTAAACAATACTTTAATAAAAAACCTTTAGATTGTATTGAAATGATACGTCAAAAAGAACCAAAAGCATTAAATAATATTCAAATAAAATTTTTATTTCTTAATATAAATATATATGAATTATTATGAGAAATATTTAAAATATAAGAATAAATATAATAATTTAAAAATTATATTAGGTGGCTCATTAAAAGGTGAAGAAAAACAAAAATATATACATTTATTACATCAATTATATCTTAATCCATATGATGAAGCTAAAGATAATTATTATAATATTTTATTGAAACATTTATTATTAATTGCATATGAACAATCACAAATAATTTTTAATAAATATAAACAAGATTTTGGTGATATAATAAATGATTCTATTACAGCACAATATAAAAAAGTATATGATGATACAATAACAATTATAAAAGATGATTCACATAAAATAGATATACCCGAATTTAATGTACGTTCATTACAAATAATAATATTATATACAGAATTAATAAGATTAACAGAAAAAGATACAACTAAAACAAATATGTTAAATTATTTTCAACAACCTAATTATAAAATAGATATAGAATATGATAATTTTATTAAAGTATGGTTTACTTATAATAAATTATATGAAGAAGTAGAGAAATCAAATGGATTTACATCTTTAATAAATCTATATTCAACATTCGATAAACTTTTACAATTACCAAAAAAACCAAATTATACATATAAAGATATTAATAATTCTAGAATAATATGTTATTTAGATTATATTACTGAAAAAGAGTTTATATTATCATATGTGTATAATATTTATTATTTAGGTATAAATGAAAAATTAGATTATGCAGATGGTAAAGAATTAACTCCATTTGAATTTTTACATCATGATATAACTCATGCTTATAATCGTGGTTATACTGGTGGTAACGTTAAATTAGAGAGAGAATTTTATTATTATTTAGAACAAAAGAAAGATATTTTAACTAAAGAACAATATAAACAAATATATATAATATTTTTTGTGATTATTCATGAAAGTAATAGTGAATATATACTCGAGTCTAAAATTGATGTTGAATATCAATTTAATCATATAATCCCATCTTTTATAACAGATATGGGAAATTGGCTTAATCCTAAGATTTATAATGGATTATTACCAAAAGAACCATCAGATTTAAGAACATCAACAGATCAAATAAAAGATTATTTAGATAAAAGTTTTAATTTATTTAAAAATGAATGGAATTCATTTATAGAAAAAAAGAAGGTAAAAATGCATTTAATAGATTATATAAAACAGTAGCACTGAAATATCATCCTGATAAAAATAAAAATCCAGATGCACAATCAATATTTACAATTATAACTAATTTTTATGCAGAAATTAAGAAAAAAAAGAATTGGAATTAAATAATAATTAAAATAGTACCTATAATAGCAAATCCATATAATAAATATTGATAATATTTATATGATTCATAATACGATAATGCATCTGATATTTTATTAGTAGTGTGTTCTACTTGTATTAAAGTATTATCCATATTTTCTTCTATTGTATCAATAGTTTCTCCTTGTGTATTTATAATATCATTGATGTTTTTATAAATATCATTTATATTTTTAATATTATTTTCTAAATCTTCTAATTCTTCCATTTGTATTTCATCATTAGATTTCTCGATAAGTTTTTTAACATCCATATTATAATATTAGAAATCATAATTATTATTGATAAAATTATAATACCAATCTTTTTATATTTCATCTATATTTTTTCATATTTTGTTTTTATGTATCATTCAATTAATTTATTAAATTGATTACATAAATCATTTATTTCTCTTTCTGCCTTTATTTTTTTAATTTCATCTGCACTAAATAAAGATTTTGCAGGATGATTAAACCTTATTATTGGCAATGCAAGTTGTAGATTTTTAACAAACCAAAATTCAAGTAGTACAGATAAATCCATATAATATATTATCACTTTATTAACTTTAGTGTTTTTTTAAATTCTGCTTGTATATCTTCTATCATTGGTTTTGGATAATCGATATTTTTATATTTTTCTCTAATTTCGGAATCATTCCATTTCAATATATCTTTATTTGGGACATCTTTTAATTGAGGCAACCATTTCTTTATATAAATGCAATCTGAATCATATGTTTCTGCTTGTCTCCATGGATTGAATACTCTAAAATATGGCTGCGAATCAACACTAAAATCATGTCCAGAAAAAGAACTCGCGCTCCAATTCCAACCCCCTGAATTATTACAAAAATCATAATCAACTAACATTTGTGCAAAGTATTTTTCACCTATTGTCCAATCACACCGCATAATCTTTATTAAAAAATTCGATACAATCATTCTGCATCTATTATGCATCCATCCAATTGTATTCATCTGAGTCATTGCTGCATCAATTATAGGAATTCCAGTTTCTCCAGATTTCCATTTTTTGATCCAAGTAGGATTATTTTCCCATTTAATATCATATTTTCTATTAGATTTGATTGGATTATAATGATACATAATATGCATATAAAAATCACGCCAATATAATTGAGTTCTAAGTTTATTACTACCAGATAATTTATCAAAATATTTATATACTTCTCTTACAGATACAACGTTAAACTTTAAATAAGCTGATAAATAGGTTGTACCCCTAATAGATGGTATTTCTCTATCTTTATTATAATTTGTATAATTTTTTATATCCTTTAAAATATCTAATGCATTATCCCTTCCTCCTTTAACAAGAATATTATTATTTTTTTTATAGAATTTATGTATATCTTTATCGTATTCGAAATCTAGAGAATATGATTTTTTAACATAATTATTATAAGAATTTTTTTTTGGTTCATTTACATCTAATTTTAAGGCTGTTCTATAATATGGAGTAAATTTTTTATAAAAAGTGCCATCATCTTTTTTGACTTTATCAACACCGGTTAACATGTGATTTTCCATTATATTTAAATCTATTTCTAATTCTTTACAAACTTTTGCAAGATCTTTTTCTCTTTTTTTTGCAAAAAATGTATAGTCTTGAGATATATACACCGATTTTATTTCAAATTTATCAGATTTATTTACTATTTTTTTAACAATATCAGACGTATCACCATAGAAATAAAATAGTTTAGAACCTTTTTTTTTTAGAGAATGATTTAAATCATCTAAACATTCAATCATAAATTGTACACAATTATTTGATTTATATGAATTCTCATCAGTAATTTGATTTGGATTAAATACAAATATTGGTAATACATATTTGTTATTTTTTAAAGCATCTATAAGAGGTATATTATCTTCTAATCGTAAATCTCTAGTAAAAATAAATATTGCTGTTGTCATATATTAGTTAATTATATATTAGTTAAATAAATTATATTAGTTAAATAAATTATATTAGTTAAATAAATTATATTAGTTAAATAAATTATAATATTAGTTAAATATAATATGACAGAATTAATATCAAATGAAAATATACAGTTAGAAAGAGATCAAGATTATAATACGACAATAACTGAAACTGAATTAAATACAGAAACTAATAATAAAGATATAAATAAATTGAAAAATGAAAATCAAAAATTAATTGAATTTATGAAAAATAATGATATAGATATTAATGAATTAATAGAAAAAAAATATATAGACTTAGATTCAATATTTATTAATATTGATGATTCAGAAACCGAATCAGATAGTAATAAAAATAATAATAATAAAAATAATAAAACAATACAAAATACATCAAAAAAAATGATAACAAATACAGAACTTAACATGATAGCACCCGAATATTTTAGACAACATATAATCGAAAAATATATTAGAAATAATCTAGAAGATGATATCAAAGAAGCAACTTCATCCAGAACAAAATGGGCACAAACAGCAACTGCAATGTTTTGTATTAGTGAGATATTGATGGTAATACAAACAGCATTATCATTTACGGCGGCAACATATCAAATAATTTTAATATCATATCTAGCCGGTATAGTGGGTGTAGTAGCTATTGGATTAACACGTTTTGGTGCTTATTCAAGAAATCAATCAAATGAAAAAAATTCATTATATAATAAATTATTACAAAAAATTGGAATAAATGCATCAATACCAAATTTGTTAGATATTGATGATAAAAAAAATAAAAATAATGATTAAATTTAATTATCTTTTATATTTTAATGCAGGTGGTACATACATATCTTTTTTTTCTTCATTAAATGAATAACGTTGAAAATTACGAGGAGATCTATATGTATCACTATTTTTATTATCATTATATTGGTTATTATGTTGATAATTATATTGATAATTATGTTGATAATATCCAAAATGATCATTATCAAGTTTAACCCCTAGTTTATTACATATACTGATAAATAATTTTTCTGCTGATTTATCATTACGTAACATTAATTTATATGCTTTTTGAGAAATATCTAGAATATTTTTACGATAATCTGGTGGTTCATAAATCTTTTGTTCCAATTCATTAATTTCACCCTCAAGTAATTCAATTTCTTCTACAAGATTATCTAATTCTTGACCGGATACTTTTTTATTATTTATAGTATTTCTACGTTGAATGCATTCATCTTTTAATAGTTTTATTTGCTTTTCAGTTTCTAGATCTTTTTCAATAAATATACTATATCTTATAGCATTTATTAATACATTTTGTACAGATTTATTATTTTTTATATTTGAATATATACCAGATATATTTCTTTGTATTAGAGCTTTTAAATTTCCTGTTAGAGGTTTACCATTGTTTTTCATATTAATAATATCCTTATTATTATACAATTCAGTTACTACTTTTTTACCAAGATCATCTATTTCTTTATCAGATAAATAGGCCATTTTTATTATATAATATATATATAATAACATATTATTAAGTAAATAAAAAAATATTCAATTTTTATTTAAGTTAAATAAAATAAAGTAAAATAATATTAATCTACATCACCCGTGATACCAACATTATGATTTTGACGTAACATCTGATATTCTTCAAGTGTTCTGCGACCAACAAGGGGTCTCACGCGTTCGCGAAGTTCAGTACGTTGTGGTACCGGATTGTCATTTGGAACGGTTATACCAAGACTTTGATTTTTAAGTATTGTTGTAATATATTGTATATTTTCATCAGAAAAAATTTTGTCTTTTATTTCATAATTGTCAATTGTTTCTAATTCTTTTTCGGGATGTTTTGGAATAATAATTTTTGTTGGTTTATTTTCAATAAGAGCAAAATCTATATCATTACGACACATTGGACATTTAATTGATTCGGACCATTCTGATGAACGAATATTCACTAATCCAGCAAGTGCCATCATTGACATATAATGATTGCAAGTTAATTTTAGTTTAATGTAAGGTGGTTCATTGCCAGTAACTGAACAATTTTCTTCATTTTCAATTTTAAAATCGAAAAATTTATTATCCGAATAGATATTTATATAACCAAGAGAAATAATTTTCATTCTGTTAGCAAAAAACCAGATAATTTGATTGCAAATATTTATTTTTTCGTTTCGTGACTTATTTGTAAAATGACGAACGAGTATATCAAATGGTAGATTAGAGATTGCAGTTTTATTAATTATATTATTAATTGTTTCATAAAAGTTATAACTATCTAAATTTATACCGTATGTATTTTTTGCAAAAATACCATCTTGTGACATTGTAAGTGCATTGATGTTGTATTCATTCTGCCACGTATTAAAATCAAAATTTATTATCTTATAACAAAGAATATCGATTTTAATTTTTATTTCTTCTTTTTGTAAAATAATAACATAGTGAGGAATATCAATTAGAAATTTTTTTCCAAAACCAGATTCTTCACGAATATCATGTGGTCTGATTGTTTTTTCAATTATATCAATCACTTTGAATCCATAAAAATTAAAATCATATTTGTTAGTATTAGACACAATTTGCATAAGAGATATAAAATCGTAAAAATTACGAATATCTGTAATATATGTTTCTTTCGTATCATATAATACTAAATCGATATCGTGATTTACTGGATCAGCATATCCCGTATCAGCTGTAGATACAAAGATTTTTTCAAATATAGTACGTACAAAAGATCCATAAATTTTTACATCGGATTGTAAACATATAGTTTTTACAAACTTAATAAAACTCATGATAACATTAAATTTATCTTTAAAATGCAGTGTTTGCTTTTTAAATTTAATCTGATTTTCAAAGTATTTACGCATCGAATTTATTATTGATGAATTAGATAAATTAGATAAATCAGTAGAATCAGAAAGTGTATCAAGATACGCAATAAAATCAGATTCAGAAGTCATTCTAATAGATATTATAATATTACAAGTATATATGCTTAAACATATATAAATTCAATTTTTTGAAAGAAGGAGTTTGCTTAAGTAAACTCTCTTAGAAGAAAAATTATTAAGCTCTTTAATTTAAGGAGCGAAACAATTTTTTATTACACCAATACAAATTATCTTGGTTAAATTATTATATAGTTAAATAAATAATGTTAACTAAATAATGTTAACTAAATAATAATTAGAAACATATAATGGATTTTCATGAACATAATACTGAATTAAAAGATATATATAATAATGAAGTTACTGATTTAATTCAAAATAAATCAATTAATAAAGATAATGAAATTATGGATTATCCTAAATATATATGCATAACCGAATCGATACGACCAAAATTAGTATTGGATTTAAATGGTATTTTAATTTATTCATCACATTTAATTGATATACGGGAAATAAATAAATATGTAATTATGAAAAATTTTATGTTATTATATAAAGATTTTGATATGAATATGTATATAATATATTATCGAACATATATTAGAGAATTTTTATTAGAATTAAATAATTATTATGATATATATGTATATTCAACATTAAATAGAATACAAACTGATGTATTTATTTCTACATTAAATAATTTAATAGGAATAAATGTTTTCAAAGGTATATACATAAAATTTGGAAAAACAAAATCACTAGATGATATGAATTTAAGTAAAGAATATACTGTAATTGTTGATATAAATGATAAGTTATGGATAAATAATTATGAAAATATAATTTTAATAAATATTTTCAGAGGTCCACATGATATATCATATGATAAAAATATGGATCTGCAATTTTTAAAAAAATGTTTATTAAAAATATATAAATCATTTACTGATAATAATTCAACTGATATTCGGCAATACATACACAATACAGTTGAAATTTTATAATGCGTTGTTATTGTTTTTTCTATATTTTTTAAAAAATATATGATAAAAATAATATTTTATTATATAAAAATAAAATATGGAAGATATTATAAAAAAAATACAAAATATAAATTCTAATAAAAATAATCTAAAAAAAGATAATATTTTTAATCAATTAGAATTAGAAATAGCATATAAAATCGAAAAAGAAAAAACACGTCAATTAGAATTAATTCGTGATATAAGAAAAATAGAAAAAAGTATTAAAGAGAAAGAATTATATAATAAAAGAAAGAATATATACACATTTAATAAGTCAATAAATAATAAATCTAATTCTGAGTCAGAAACAGACTCTGAGTCAGAAACATACTCTGAGTCAGAAACAGACTCTGAGTCAGAAACAGAATCAGAATCAGAATCAGAAGATAATAATTTAGATTCAATATCTATGTGTTCGGATTCGTCAAATATATCATACAAAGAAATAGAAATTTTAGGATAATATTTTAGGATAATATTTTAGGATAATATTTTAGGATAATATTTTAGGATAATATTTTAGGATAATATTTTAGGATAATATTTTAGGATAATATTTTAGCATAATATTTTTAGGATAAATAAAAAATATATATTATAATAATATATAAAAAATATAATGACAACTAATACAAATATATTAGATGCATTAATATATACATCTATTAAAAATAATTTAAATAAAGATAATTATGAATATATTGATAAATTAAAATCAAATTTACAAGGCGTCCAATATGATATCAATACCCCAAATGATTATGATACATTATTAAGTTCAACAACAATAAAAAAAGCATGTTGTAATGAAAAAGAATCGAAAACATCAAATGACGAATATGAAACAGACATAGTTATATTTGATAATGAAGGAAAAAAACCATATATACATAAAAGTATTAGTTTAAAAAAGTCATTTTGTACAGATATGAATCTCGAAAAAAATAATTCGACATGTACAGCATTTAGACAATTATATTGTGAAAATAGTAATTATTTATATAATTTAGACGGTTCATCTAAACAAGATATATTTTCAGAATATTCTCCTTATTGTAGTGATTATACTTTAATTAAAACAACTCAGGCAAATATAATTAGACAACAACAAAAAGAAGGGCAAAAAGCTATAGATAAAGAAGCTGCAGACGCTGCAGAAAAAGCTGCAACTGATAAAGTATTAGCCGATTCTTCTAAATCTGATTCTTCTAAATCGGATTCTTCTAAATCGGATTCTTCTAAATCTGATTTATCTGATTCTAGTGGAATTAGTAATACTACAATTATTATAATAGTTGTAGTTATTGTAGTTTTATTAATAATGTCAGCGGTTGCTGCATTTGTCCTAACCAAAAAATCAAAGAAATCATCTGATGATTAAATAGGTCTTAAACCCATTTGTGATTTAACTGTTTCTGTATATTTTTTACTAATATCTGCATAATCAGATGGAAAACAATATGCATCCCCTGTCATTCCGAATTCTACACACATACCTTTACATTTTTTTATACATTTTTCTAAACCCAATTCACCGTCAACTACCGGTTCACTTTGATACAGATTAACGTCTTCAAATAACATTCCATCTAAAGCATCTGAACCTTGGCGAACACCTTTTTGACTTAAAATAGAACTAAATTGTTTATTATTTTCGTCAGATGTTGTTACCTCATAATGTTCGCTTATATTACTTATATCATTTTTATCAGATAATAATATAATAATTATTATCATCAAAATAATTAAAATAATGTATATATTTTTCATTTATTTTTATAATATTTAATTATATAATAAATTTAAATTAAATATGTCGAAAAAAATAACAGAATTATTTAATGAATATTATAAATTATATTTAAATAATTATACAACAAATTTAATTGATTCTTATATACAAAAAAATATTATATATATATTTAATTTACAATATAATTATAAGTTATCATATAATTTATTAAAAGAATATGATCATTTTTATAAAAGCGATATATTATTTAATAATATAATTATTGGATTTTTATATATAGATATAGATATAGAAAATAATAATATTAATGAAGATTATAATTTATTTATATTATATTTAGGTATTTTATTAAATAATATTAAAATTACAGAAACAAATAATAAAACAAATAATAAAACAAATAATAAAATAGATGATGTAAATATTAGTGGGATTTATAATGATATTTTTAATATATTAGATAATGGGATATATATATGTGATCATTATTTTAATATTATATATAAGAATAGTGCATCTGATATCTTTACAAACACATTAAATTATAATTGTAAAAAACAAAATATATTGAAAAATATATTGAATCATAATAATAAAGAAAATTTATATGATATATTTGTACATTTAAAAGATATATTAAAAAAAGAAGATATATATAAAAATAAAAAAATAAATTATAATTGTGAAAATAATAATAGTATATTGAGTATTATAATATGTGTAAATACAATATTATATAATAATATTTATTATAATATTATAACAATAACAAATAATACAAAAACAGATAAATTACAGAATGATGGTTTTATAAGTCATGAATTAAGAAATCCATTACAATCTATTAGTTTTGCAAATCATTTAATTATAACAAAAAATAAAGATGAGAATTTAAAAAAATATTTAAATATAATAAATAAATCAGTATATGATATGATAAAAATAATAAATGATATGTTAGATATTGATAAAATAGATTCTAATAAAATGAATATTACAATAGAAAATATTCATATGAAAGATTTACTTGATAATATAAACTTTCAATATTCGTCATATATAAATAATAATCTTGAATTACAATATTCATCCTTAGTTAATGATAATATTGATTTTAAAATAAATCTTAATGATAATGTACCAAAAACATTATTTACAGATCTAACAAGAACAAATCAAATAATATTAAATTTATTAATAAATTCATTAAAATATTCGAAACCTAATGTAAAAAATAATATAATATTAGAAGTTACATATGACGAGAATAATAAATGTATAGAATTTAATATGATAGATAATGGAATTGGCATTAAAGATTCATATATTAAAAAAATATTTAAAAGTAGATATGAATATATAAATTCAAATAATAGTAATGGATTAGGTTTATACATTTGTAATAAATTAGCTAATTTATTAGGCGGATATATTAAAATATATAGTGAATATATGAATGGAAGTAGGTTTACTTTTGTTCATCCAATAAATCTAGGAAATATAAATTTAACTTTACAAAAAAATATAGAAAATTTAAATATAAATGGAAATATCTTAATTTATGATAATAATGAAAATATAATATTATTATTGTCAGATATCTTTGTAAATATAAAATATAAATATAACTTGATTAATTTTAATTATGCTGTTATTAATAATAAAGAAAATATATTAGATATAATAGAATCATGTGATTATAATATGATATTTTTTGATATGAACGATATTAATGACATAAATATTATAAAAATATTAAGACGGAAAAAATATAGTGGAAAAATAATAATAATGACACAAAACGTAAATATAAAATTAGACTTGATCCTATTCGATGGTATATTAATTAAACCATTTAGTGAAACTGATGTACTTGATAAAATAAAATTATTATAAATTTTAAATTTGATTATTAACAATAACAAATTCAGTATTTAAATTGTTTTTTTTAGTTTCTAAATCAATCAATATATTATTAATATTATTAATATTGATGGGTTTAATTAATACTCCATTCATACCAATATTTTTAAATTTATCGATAGTTTTTTGATTATTATCTCCAGTATATGCATATATACAAGATTTTATTTTTAATACATCTTTTAAACAATCTGCTAATTCTACACCATCTATATCACCAATATGATAATCCAAAAATATTATATCATAATTACTGTTTAGACATTTTGATATACATTTTACACCTTCATCTAATGTTGTAACATTATGACCTCTCAATTCTAATATTTCTTTAAATAAATCTGATGAATTAGTATCATCGTCAACTATAAGTATATTTAACTTTTGTTTTTTTATATATGAATGTTCGACACAATAATTATACGCCATTATATATTATAATATATTAAATTAAATTATAAAGTAAATTTACATCAAATTTTTTTAAATTAATATCATTTGTATATTTAAGATATTCAATTGGATTATTATTAGTCATTTTATTATATTAAAATATAATCTTAATATAATGTTAATATGATTATATGAATATAAAAATTAATTTTTTCTTTTAAGAAAAAAATTGATTTTTAATGTATTTGAGAACTAAACCTAAAATACACTATATTATTATAATAAATATGCCTAAATCATCTAAATCTAACAAATCTGAATCTGGTTGCGTCGGTTTTCTATACCGTGGACTTGTTAAAACTAATCATATTCGTGTATTTTCACACGAATCCAGTGATCTAGAAACCATATATAATGAATTAACTCCACTTTATGGTGATGATATTCAAATGAAATATGTACTTGTAGATGCTCCAGAAGATTTTCTTGAAAAATTTATGGATAAACTAACATCAGAAAATGAAAAAGCACGTCTTGGTGTAAGTTATTGCTTTAACTGTCAAACATCTGCAGCATCTAATTTTCTCAAGGAAGTTACTGATACAAAAGCAGCTAAAAATTATCCAGTAACGAAGAAAGGAAAGAAAGATGATGATAAAGACGATGATGAAGATGATAAAGAAGAAAAAGATTCAGATAACGAAGATGATAAAAAGAAATCAAAATCTGATAAGAAAGGAAAATCTGACAAAAAGAAAGCAAAAGATGAATCTGAAGATGAAGATAAAGATAAGAATTCTGAATCTGAACAAGAAGATGAAAAACCTAAAAAGAAATCTAAAGATTCCAAAGAGTCCAAAGATTCTAAAGAAACTAAAGAAACTAAAGAAACTAAGAAATCAAAATCAGATAAGAAAGCAAAAGAATCTGAAGATGAAAAAGAAGAATCAGAAAACGATGATGATGATGAAGATTCTGGTAAGAAACTTAAGAAAAAATCAGATAAAGGAAAGGGTAAAAATAAATCCAAATAAATTATTTTTTTAATCCTCCAAAATATAATTCTTTATATTTATGATATTTCTTTTTGTAGTTAATTTTTTTACCACCTGATTGACGAACTGTAGTTCGTTCCTGTTTTAATTCAATATTTTTTTCTTCTAATATATTAATAGCTTCTAGTTCGAATTTAACATTTTCTTTAATTTTATCTTTAATAAAATTCATTATATCATATGCACTTCTTTCCCTATCATATTTACAATATTTATCACCTATTTTTATAATAATTGTTGGAAATCCTTCTATTTCTACATGGCGTTGTATTCTTATTGCACGCTCATTTATTTTAAGTTCACTACGTTCAAATTCATAATGTTTGAATCCTTTTAATTCATTAGAATCTATTTTTTGTTTTAATAAATTCCATTCTGGAAGAAATTTTTTGCACCAACCGCAACCTTCCATAAAGAAGTAAATTATTTTAACTCCAATATTTTCCATATATTATAAGAATATATATTTTTATATTCTGTAAATATTCTATGAATATTATCTATAAATACATTATTTTACACACTAAAACATATTGTGATTAAAATGATATAAATATTATCTTATTATATTCATATATATAAATGTGGGATTATATTTTAGGAGTAAGTGCATCGTTAATTATTACTGGATTAACATATTATTGGTATACTCATCGTTATAATGATGAGATTACAGAATTATTAACAATAAATCATAATGATTTTAAATGCATAAAATATTATTATAGAGGCAATAAATATATATATCTTACAGAAAATTTAGAAGATGGTATTAAACGTTTAGAAAAAGAAATTGATGTTACAAATACTGATAAAGATAAAAAACCAGAAACAGATTATAAATATATTAAAGCAAAAATATATATAAATTTGGATGATAATACTGAACAAATAGAAGAGGTATTATTTGAAGAAGATAAATTATTATATTCATTTATTGGTCCAGCAAATTCATTTTATTTTGCATTCGATGTAGATTATTATAAAAAATTAACTAAATTTATGAATTATTTATTTGAAACAGATGAAGGTACATTAATATATGGTAGATTTAGTGCTTTACTAAGTCCACAACGGTATTTTGAAATTAAAAATAAATTAATTCATTATAAAACTGAACATAAAGTTAAAAAAATAGAATGGGAATTATACTAAAAATTATATTAAAATTAATGAATTTCAATCATAATCATCTCATCAATTTCATCATTTTTCATATCATTTATACATACATCAATTGTATAAGTTTTTTTATCATTATCATTATCATTATCATTATCATTATTATTATTATTATTATTATTATTAAAGTTAACTAAGCAATAATTTTTAATTAAATCAATAATAGTTTTATTTATATTTTCTTTTTTCTTAATTTCACTCATATAATCAGAATATAAAGTTATATCATTATATATAATATTTGATACATTAACTTTATAAGTATTAAGCTTATTTATTAATTCAGCTATTGACATATTATTATATTTAAGTTTTGTCCATAATGATATATCGATATTACCTACTTTTTTGATAGGACATGCAACAGGATCAGAAGAACCCATAAAACATATACCTAAACCTAAAAATGTATTTTTAAATATATCTAATTTATATTCATCAACTGAATAATTAATAAGTTTATATAGTTCTATAGCTACAAGTCCTGATACTATAGATGTAGTAGTAGCTAAAGCTGGAATAATTTTTCCAGCAATACCTTTGGTTTCAAATTCTGATACTTGTTTGATAGTATAATTTAATGCACGTAAATTAGAACAAGAAGTAATAAATTTAATATGACCATTTGTATCATCATCTTTTTCAAATTCTATCTCATTAAACTTATAATCAGTATTTTCGATAAATGTTATTATATTTTGTATTAATTCATTCTTATCGATTAATTCTATTTCTGAATCCTTATTTTTTTTATCTTCTTCTGCATTTACAGCAATTTTAGTATTTTTAACTATTAATTGTGTATTAATATCTGATACAATATCAGATATATTATTACTATGATCATACCCAATTGACATCATAATTTGTTGAAATGATTCAAATAATTTTATACAAATATCATTACATATTTGAAAATCAATAACTTGAGGAAATTTTTTAACTCCACCCCAAAATTTTTCTCCATCTTCTGTAATATGATTTTCTGGAAATTGTGTTATCAAATCAAATATTTTTTGTCGATAATTAAGATTATAAAAATCTTGAAACATTTTATATGAAGTATTTTTTATTAAATTTATATTATTATATATATTATATATATCATTTAATAACATCTTATCAAGATGATTGTGTAGATTAACTATTTTTTTGAGTTTATTATATGTTTGAAATGGTAATACAAATAATGATTCAAATTGTTCTCGAGCCCATTGAATACAATGAGAAATTTCATAGGGAAAGTTTTTTAAAGTACAAACAGGAATTTGATCTTCTGCTTTATCTGTAGTAGATCCATATGATTCAGTTAAATTTGGTAGAATTACTTGTACATTACCTTTTAATCCGAGAGTTCCAGATTCTAAAAGTGGTTTCTGATATTCTATTGCTTTATTATCCATGTATATTCTAGCATTAACATTGTCAAGTGCATTTACAACTATATCAATATTTGAATAAAATTTATCATCAAATATATTCTCAGTTTCTTTTCCAACCCTATTTAGTTTATATTTAATATTAACATTTGGATTCATTTTTTTTGCTTTAGTTGTAGCAATTTCTGCTTTGTATTTTCCAATATCATAATTTCTAAATAAGAATTGTCTTGATAGATTGGATTTTTCAATCACGTCCATATCGGTTATAGTCTGATGTCCGATACCCATCATTGAGAAGTTTTTAAGATGTTCACATCCAATAGCTCCAGAACCAACAATAAACAGTTTTGTGTTAAATAATTTTTTTTGTAATTTAGTACCAATAACTTTTACTTGATTTTGATAAATTGATTCATTTTCCCAATTATTTTCTTTTTCTGGATTACAAATTTTAAGACAATCATAATATAGCCATTGATTAACTGGAGTATATTTATTTGAAACTCCTACAATAATATTGTGTGCAACTAAACCACCAATTACTGAATTCATCGGGGTCAAAAATCCATTATATGCTTTTACAATTTTTGAAACTACCTCATCGCTTAGATTAAGTTTATCATTTTGTAATGATAGAATTTTAACATTAATATCATGAAGTTTTGCAGGCATATCAAAATCTGAATAATCAACAAAAACAAATTCCGGATTTTTTATAGATTCACGTAATGATTTAAATTTTATAATAAGGTTATCTTTAATTTCAACATATTCACATAAATCAGATTCAATTGATTTATCAATAATAAATTCTGTAATTGATACTATCTTTGTAATTTTATAAATAGTATTTGAATTTATTAATTTAAAATATGTGTCTTTGCTCATATCATGTGGTTTATCAGAGATACAATGTTTATCTTGATGCGATATAATTAATCCAGATTTTAGCTTTTCACCATTTGGATCATTTGTAAGATAATTAACAAAATCACAAAATAAATATCCATAGAATCCTCTAGAACCACAGAATATTGTCTTGATATTTTTACTTCTACAAAATTCATTTAGATCATAATAAAACTCATTAAATTGAAAAGCACAATCAACAAATACAATCAAATGATATTTAGCAATCAATTCTTTTGTAATATCACCTGAATATTTATTTATTGTACAATTATTATTAAGTTCTCGTAATTTATTACCAATAATATCGGCACGATTTTTATCTATATTTTTAGTTGAGACATAATAATTACCAAAATCGTTTTCAGTAATTTTTTGATTGTCTGCAATAGTTAACATACCAACACCACTTAATACAAGATTTTTTGCAATCTCTGTTCCTAATGGATTTAATCCAACAAGTAAAACACGACTAGATATGAGACTGACCATTGTATCTTTACCAATAGCATAGAGTTGACGAGAATATAAAGATTCATCGATATTAGACATAATTACTAGATTAATGTATAATAAATGATATATATTAGTTAATTAATTAATAATCTAAAAAATCAATTTTTTTGCATATTAACATCCAAAACATTAAATATAAAAGATTTGTTGATAGGATTTTGTATAATATACACTAAAATCAAATAAACCGTAAAAGTTCAATTCCATCTATTTCTTTTTTATTGATAATTTCTTCTAGATTTTTTTAATAATACGATTATTCAGTTGTTAAAAAAACATATAAATATATATAAATATAAATATATATATATTATTTTATGCGTTAATAATATATGCCTGTAAAATTATTACCACGTCCTGATAAATCAGCAAATGCTCCACATCTTTCAAAATATGGATATTCTACTGCTAAAAAATCATTGTCACGCCATGAATCATTAAAACGCTCATCTAAAAAGTATGGAACATTACCAGTTCTAAAAAGATTAAATTTAATTAGAAATATTACATCACCTGATCTGAAAGCTCATAAAGTTATGTCATCTGATGTTGAATATATGAAAAAATTATATAAAAATGAAAAAACACAATCAAGATCAAAATCTAAAAAATCTAAAAAAAATAAAAAAATATCTAAGAAATAATTTAATAACTAATTTAATAACTAATTTAATAACTAATACAAAATTTATCCAATTTATCGGCCAGTATATCCATTGTTTTTACAAAATCTGTATTTTTTATCTTTTGCATTTCATTATCTGTATTTTTTATCTGTTGCATTTCATCATCTGCATCATAACCTGATGTTTTTGTAAATGGAATAATTTGCATAAAATTTTCTAGATTGTATTTAGTATCATCAAAATCTCGAACATTTCCTTGTTCATACATATAACGTTGATATAGATATTGATTTAGTTCTGAAAAATTAAGTTTAATCTTATGATCTTCCAAAAGATTTAATTTTTTCTTTAGTTCATCATACCACCAAGCACCAAGTATCTTGTTATAATGAATGTAGCGTAAATACATAGAATATCTGTATGGCATTTTAAATAATAATTAAATCTACTTATAGTGTATCTTAATAATTATTTTTTTCAATTTTTATTTTGTTAATTATATTATATTTTGTTAATTATATTATATTTTGTTAATTATATTATATTTTGTTAATTATATTATATTTTGTTAATTATATTATATTTTGTTAATTATATTATATTTTGTTAATTATATTATATTTTGTTAATTATATTATATTTT